TCTTCTTGAACTAACTTTTGTTTCTTTATTTCAATGTCGATTAACGCTTTATCCGCAGCCGCAACATCTTTGGTTGCCTGGACCAATACTTTGTCAATCTGAATAGATTTATTTTTAGCGTCATTTGCCTTTTGAGTAGCAGCAACAAAATTGTTTATTCCTTTCGTGTTTCCGAAATCAGCACCTGACAAATCCTTTTTGATATTTGCTCCTAATTTCTTAACCTCAGCGTCAATTTCCTGAAACGTTAATATCGTTTTTTCGGCTGAATTTCTTATTCCTAAGAATATATCCTCTTCGCTAAATATATCACTTGCGCTTATTTTCTTTGCCATACTCGTTCATTAAATTAAAATATTCCTTTGTACTAATTTCCTTTGCATTAACCCAACTCCCCAACCATTTACTCAAATGGATTAAAGATTGTTCAATAGTCATTCCATTACCTCCGTTCATCATCATAGCGTCTAAATTCGCTATTTGCATCTCTATTTCTGTCAGTTTAAAACGTTCACGTGTCAAAATGTAATCAACTTCTAACATTGCTTTCTTTTTCATTGCATTTAACAGCTTTTTATAGACTTCGTTTAGTCCATATTCGGCGATGTAACTGTCATAAATTCGCTCCCATGCTTCAATATCTTCTTGTTCTGTGCCTTTTTTATCCTTTCTAACGTACTTTAAATCATTGGACGTACATTTTATCCAATTAAATAATGGGAGTTCCTCAATCCCCTCGTAATAATCGTAATGTTGTTTCGTAATATTTGTCTTTGACTTTCTTAATAAGTTTGATTTTACTGTCATCAGTAAGTCCCAAAATTTTGTCCGTAAATTTTTCCAATAAATCCGTTCCGTCATCTTTTAATCCATCAGCGTTTATAACTATTCCGTCAGGCAATACCTCAAGCATAAAACTACGATAAAAATCTCCAGTATCTTTCAAAGTGTAATGCGATCCAGCAACCTTTTCAGGATTGTACTGTGTTTCTGTTATAATGGAATAAGTACCGATAACCTTGTCATCCTCATCAACCCCTTGTTCAAAAAGCTGGTCAATACGAATGAAATCTAGTACCTCATTTTTAAATTTAGTGTCATAAAAAACATAAAACCAAATTTCTTTTTGTGAAATATGCATTGTACGTTCCATTAAATCCCCTAAAACCGTATCCATTAGTCCCATATTACAAAGTTACAACAAAAAAGGGAATGAACTTAATCACTCCCTTTCAGATTTTTGCGTTAATATTACTTTGTTGAACGCTTTTTAAGACCTTTATTCGCTAAGTCAAACGCTTTCTTTACCACCAATGGGTTAACGTGCTTAAACAATAACTGTGCGTCTTTGAGCGATTTGTCAGTCAAATGAATGACCGCAAATTGTATATGACCAACTTGGACAAACATTATACAGCAACATAAGTTAACTCACCATCAAATCCTGACTTCACAATTGATAAAGTCAAAGAATCTAATGCCGTTTGAGCAATGTAAGTAAGTGTATAATTACCCTCTAAAGGTAAGTTTTCATAAGCCGTAACCGATACAGTCGACGTTGTTGTGTTGTTGTACAAAGTGAAATCCGCAGAAATAGCACCACTAAATTTAATCGGATTTAAAGCCGTTCCATAGTCTAATACAGCATCAAACGTTACACTTGTCGCAACAATCACTTCATTCAACAAATTAACGTCAACTAAGCCGTTTAAATCGTTAAAATTGATTCCAGCTTCTGTTGGTGTAATCATGTACATTGTAGACTCATCAAATAATCTGTCAAAGTCAAATCCTAACATGATTTTTTGCGTTGTTGAATCAGTCGCAAACGTGAATGTTGGGTTAAAACTTGGATTGTCAACAGTTATTGGATATAATCCTCCGTCATGCTTTGATCCAACTAAATTGCCATTTACATCAACGATATAAACTCCAAAATCAACACAACGATTGTTTTGTAATTTTCCTAACAATGTAGGTGTTGAATCCTCTGCCCATAATTCACCAGCAAAAGAACGTTTTCCTTGTCTTAAGAAAACCATACGTCCAGAGTTAGCCTCTTCAAATTGAGAGTCAGCCTTTGGAAGCTCTACATTCTCAAAGTTTGGTAATGGGAACCATCTCTTTGAAGCGTCAGCCTCATTTACTAAATCTGCCCATGTAGGCAATGGAGCTGACAAATCTAAAAAGTTTGCTGTTCCGTCAGTTCCAAACAAAGGAACCATTATTAATTTACTTGTTACGCTTTGAAGTGATACGCAATTCGGTCTTCCCGTATTACTTAATCCACTTGCGCAATTACATCCTATACTCATTTTTTCTTGTTTTTATTTAACATTTACAATTTTCCTTGTACTTTGTGAGCGTTATTCTCAACTCAACCCCTGATAAATTTGCGTCCAAAATGTTCTGAAACATTCCGTTTTCTTGTTCAACTCCAAACCTCGTAAATTCGATAATCTCCCAATCTTCTATTGTTTTGTAATTTCTGTCTTTGTTTATGGTCTCAATAAACTCCATTGCTAACTGTTCCATTGGATAAACAACATTCGTTTCATGGTCGGCTGTGTAATAATTAACAACGTCCGTTTCATCTAAAAAGAATATACGCAAAGAACTTTCAAAATCCTTTGTACTTTCTCGTCCAAATTGCTTATAATTTAACGTTCCCAACAGCCAAATAATTGGAGTTTTATTAAGCAAATTGTTTGAAGATAACGTCCATTCTCTGTTTGTCGCTTTCTTTGTTCCATGAATGTAAAACGGAACAGGCAAAAATGCCTCACCCTCAAATGTTGGTGGTGGTACCTGACTTACTTTGATCCATTCATTCGGCTCAACCTCGTCAATTATAAAAGCATCGATTCCAACAGTTACAATTTTACCTTTTCTGGACCATTTAGTTTTGCAAACCTCGCCTCTTTGCTCAGCGTCATTCCATACAATTTGCATTGTATTGTCAATCTGAGCTACCAAATCCCCAATGTGCTGACTAATCAAATCCGTCATATCCAGTAAGATGTTTGTTTTTGTTGACCATTAAACGTACTAAAATCTCCTTTACCAATTGCTCCAATTACAAATGCTCCCAAGCCATTGCCTCCCGTTACAGTTACAACCTCATTTATTTGATAGTTGCTCCCTGATTGGTTTATTGCTCCTGATTCAATCAATGATCCATCCGTTGAAATATCCAGCGTCAAACCACTTCCATAAACAGCCGTTGTTGGAACATCAAAAGCATTTAAATAACCAGCTCCAGCATTTAACAAAGAAATAGACACAGCCTGTCCTGTTGGCGCATTCATGTTAATTTGAATGTACGTTTGGATTGCCTTATAACTTTTTATTGCTTCGTTATAACGTGCGTAAATCATTGAATAAAGCGTGCTTACAGGCTCTGAATTCTCACTAACTGGACGAACATTTCCGTATGGAGTCATTTGGTTAATCAAATCCTTTGAATACTCAAAATAAACGAATCCTTTTAACATCTCAATTATTCCCTCTGAAATTATCAATTGTCTTAACGTTACATTTTCATAAAATGGATTGAAAACCTTTACAAAGTTAGGTGAAACAGGAACGTTTGAAACGTCTAAATCACTTATAAACTCATCGTATAATTTCGCTCCAAATAACTCAATTAGGTAACGCTTTTCGTACTTGTCAATATAATCCTGTAACTTAGCCACATCGTACATTCCAGTACTTAACTGATATTTTCCTGTAAAATCGTTGATTGTTAAAAACATCTACTTACTTTTTTAGTTTTCCAAACCCTTTTTTGATAAAATGCTTTAACATTTCACCCGTAACTTTAAACAAAACTCCCTTTGGTAAATGCTTACTTTCTCCATTTCCAACAAATTCATAAATAACCTTGTCGTCAATTTCAATTTCAACCTTTGTTTCACCCTCAGATTTGTCAATATGAATGTCAATTATTCGAGTATCTAGGTCAATTTCTATTCCTTGAATGTCTCTTTTAACTTTCAATTCAGCATTATTCACGTTTAATGTTACATCAATATCCTTTTTTTTACGAGTCTTTTTTTCCATTGTGCAAATTTAAAAGGGGGGTTAAGAATATCAACCCCCGTTATTTATTTTATACAGCCAATAATGCAATAGCCGTTGCAATTTCACCAGAAACGAATGCTGGATAATCATTAGCTTTTACATATTGAACTAAACGTGCTTCAGCAAGGATTGTAACCATGTTTCTTTGGAAATCATCGTTTACATAACCTACTTGTACGTTCATTGCCTCTCTCATTCTAACATTTGACTTACTGAAGTCACCTACTAAGAACGTTCCAGCCGTTTGATTAGTTGTTGAAACAACGATAAGGTTAGCCACTCTATTAACGTCCATTAGGAACATTGGATAAGTGTATTCACCTGTTGCCGTTTTAGTCAATTGCATTGAAGCAACATCCTCAGGATTCAAAACAACGTGTGTTGGCTCGAAATTAGCGTTTTGGATTTGTGCAATAGCCACTCGAATAACATCTGAGATGTTTGGAGTAACAACAGTTCCAGCAAATGTACCAGCAGAGAAGTTAACAGCATTTGTCAAAATTCCTGTAATACCACCCATTGCTCCATTTAATAAAGCGTTTTCAATAGCTTGGTCAACAGACGCCATTAAGTCTCTATTGATTTCAGATTGAACAAAAGACAAGTCAGCTAACATTTCTTTAGAAATTTTAACAGTTCCAGCGATTTTCTTAACCTCTTCAGAGATTTCCTCATAAGCTGGTTGTCCTGAAATTTTAATTCCAGCTTCGTCAGTCCATTCAGAAACAGTTTGAACTGATTGAGAAATGTAAGTTACGAATTTAGACGCTGTTGTTCCCATGTTAACAATGTCACGAATCTTAATGATTGGACGAGCAATTGTAGAAACGCCAGCCTCCAAAGTTGAAAGAGCAATGTTTCCTGTATAGTCACCATCGATAGTTGTGTCATAAAGACCTTTAGTCTCTAATGTCATCATTCCACCTTTTTCAGCTGTGTCCTTAATCTTGTCGATATTAGCAACATAAGCCTGAGAGATTGCCTCACCAAGTGAACGTGGTTTGCGCTCTGTCTTGAATCCTTTTTCAGAGATTGCTTCCATTTTACCTTCGAATCTAGCAATAGCTTTTTCGATTTCTTGACTCTTTGCCTCTAATCCTTTTAGCGCCTCAACGTCATTTTTAAGACCATCTAGGTCAGATTTTGTTGGCATTGTAGCCAAAGTTGCATTGAACTTTTCGTTGATTTTTTCAACTACTTGTTCAGGTGTTAAATTTTCACTCATTTTTTCTTGTTTTTGTTTTTAAAATTTACTTATTACATCACTCCAATTGAACAATTCTTGTGCTATTATTGGCTCGATAATAGGCGAATGTTCTTTTACGAACGGCTCACTTTTTGCGAGTATTAACATTTGACTGTTCAAAAACTTTAATTTCATTTCCATTTCAAATAGACGCTCATCTGATCCCTTACCGTTTGCAAGTCCTTTGATTAATAAATCTATTTCGTTTGATATTTTTACCGCCTTTTCAACCTTGTCTTCGCTTTTCATTACGTCTACAACGTTCGTTTCGCTATTTGCTCCAAATGTTACAGCGCTTCCCTCATATAATTTTAATTCACTGATCATGTAGTAACCTTGTGATGGAATATTCGCATCGTCAATCCATCGCATTTTATCCTGAATGTATTGGAATCCGATTGAATGCTCACGAATTATTCCATCCGTATAATCTCTAAACGCATCCTCGCCAAGCTGACTTGTGCCTAATTGACTAACCGCAAACAGTCCAAAATCGTCTTCCTCTAATGTCAGGAATTTACCAATAGGCTTTTCCCAATCGTGCCATCTTAAAAATGCTATTTTTCTGTTTGACGGGCTGTCTGGACCACGCTCCTGAATAGACTTTGTGAACGCACCCTTTTTAATCATGTCGTTATCACTATCTATATTGTCGAACTTTGCTAAGTAGACAGCCACTTGACGTTTATCTGAGCTTATATCCTTTATTTCGGCTGCTCCCTTTGTTTGGTATGTGTTTGATTTCATAGTTAAAACGTTTGTGGTGTTTGAGGTGTTTCGGGCGTTGCGGTTATCATTGACTCAGCAACAATTCGGTCATATCCGTAGTAATTTACTAAGGTGTTAACTGCAATTTCATTCGTCATTTGTCCCATTGCAACAGCTGTATTAAGTGAAATTATACCGTTTAATCCTCCGACTGTTCCTCTCAATTCCGTTTGTGCCTGAATAAGTCCATTTTGTTGAGCTTGTGCCTTGTCAATTGGCTCTAATTCATAGCCAAATTCAGTTGCGTATTGCTCCTTTGTAATAACCCCGTCAGTTAATAGCAAATTATAAGCTGTAATCTTTTCAGTCAATGCCTGATATTCGGATAACTCATCGTCCTGTAAAACTGGTAAATGGCTAAATGAAGCCTCAATGCGTATCCCTTCTTTATCTAGTCCTAATTGATGACAAATTGAATCGTACATCTGTTGTGTTTCAGGAATGATTGTATCTGTATAAACCATCCGAATAGAGTCCTTAACGTTGCTGAATGTAGTACCCTTTTCACTTGAAAACAGATTTGCATTCATTCCATAAGCGTCAATGATTGCCATTTTGTCGGCTGTAAGCTCTTCAAATAGCATAAGGTCACGCGTTGGATAACTCATCGATTGCCAATTAACTTGGCTTTCTGTTATAATTACTTCGTCTTTTGAACGGTTAAACCAATCTCTCTGGATCTCTTTTTTCTCTTCAGGAGTCATTGGAATAGCTCCTCCAATGTCAGAGTTTTGAGCTGACAAAATACCTATTGCTCCAATGTTTTCTAATAGTACATTTCGCTTGTGATATGACGCTTTGATGTTTGACAATGGATATTTTAACGCATCAATTCGGCTTGTAGGTTTCACAATACTCATGCCGTCCGTTGT